TTCTTGATACGCGCACAACGAGATTCATGGCTGAAATGCAGTTCGCTATCAATACTGGATTGAATCCAAGTAGTTATAATATTGACACACTCAACTATGTAAATGCCGGATACGCCGCAGGAGGTACACTAGCATGAGCCAAATAAAAAATCTTGTAGATGCTATTGATATATTTATTGCGGGTTGTAAATCCGATGGTATCTGGGATCCCATCAAAGCATGTTGCGTCATGGCAGCGTGGGATGGTCTAAACGGTGCATTGATTCCACTGAAAGGAGATGCACCAACCAACTTCAACTTTGTCTCTGGCGACTACGATCGCAAGACGGGTTTGAAGGGCGACGGCGCTACGAAGTATTTGGACAGCAACATAACGGACGACGAACAGGGCATAACTCTAAACGATATGCACCTTTCGGTATACAAAACCGAAACAGGATCAACAGTTGGTGTACGATATTTGATTGGAACGAATGATTCAGAAATATACACAAACTTTGCGAATTTATTTACACAGAGCCGAGGCAACCTAATAACTTCTGGAGTGGCGACAGATAACAACTTTATTGGATGGAGCAGAAGTACCTCGACTGGTTATAACTATCGAGTAAACTCTGTAACGACCGCTCAAGTCTTGGCTTCAACTAGCGTAGCAAACATAAACATCGGAGTTTTTGCTCGAATCACACCATCTATATACGGCACTCACAGACTTTCCTTTTACTCCATCGGCGAGTCCCTCGACCTTGCACAACTTGACACAAGAGTGTCTAATCTAATGACAGCAATAGGAGCAGCAATACCATGAACGTACTAATTTTTACTAACGAAGATGCACAAACATTAATCGCCAATCAAACAGGGCAGCATCGCCTTGCCCCAGTGCAACTAACAGACGGGCGTTGGTTCTTGATGGAAGATGTCTTGACCGAAATCCCTGGTTTATTTCAAGATAAACTGAACGTCAGTTATTTAGTAGAGCCGTTTGAAAACATTCAGTCTTTGCTACCCGTATCGGAGGAAACCCCCTGAAATACAACACCACCAACAGTTTAAGGAGAAATCATGTACTTACTATTTAACACAGAGCTAGAAGCACAAAATGCAAACGATCAAATTTGTGTAAATTTTGTTCGAGCAGAAATCGTTAATAGCCCTTTCTTTGATGGTTCATTGAAAAATGTAAACACTGGGACTAAGCATTTGCTAGTTGATCTTACAGATGAGCAGTTAAAAAATAGAACAGATGGTAAAAGAGATTTTCCTTTATTTGGCATTTCTAAAGGTCAAATTGTTAAAAATAAAGGTTTCACTGAAGACTGGAATATTCCTAAAGAAGATGTATACGGCAAATGGTTTATCCAAAAGCCACGTGAACAGTTTATGACGGATGTTACAGGGTTTACAGAGGTTGAAACTGTAGAATTACCAGAATCAGAAGAATATATTCAATTATAGCTTTTATCCCAAGATGTATAGATAGTTGGGCTAAGATCAAACTGAGCTAAAGCGTTCCCGATTGCCCTTTCTACTCTCTCAACTCTAAAATCATCCTTAACCACTTTTGGTTTAACAAACTTTTCTAAAAGCTTTTCATCTTTAATAAAATAATGAGGATTCCTGCGATCATAACCGATAATATTTTTCTTAATTAACTCAGTAATTATCTGCTGTAACTGTTGATGTAACTGGGTATGAGTTAAAGAATCTACAACATGAATATTCTCTGCTCTTCCATCTTGGCGATCACAATTAATGTGATGTCTCTGCATCTCTTTTCTTTTCTTTGCAGACATTCCCTTTAAATGGGGATTTGTTTCTAAAAGTTCGGATTCACTTGGGTATAATCTGTTTTTACTTTGGTTAAACTTTGAAATATACTCAGGGTAATGAATCATCTTGCCCTAATTCTATCTTAATATTTAGTTAATATTTATTAGAAAAAATTAATGGGGTTAGCCAGCCTTAACCCCTAAGTAACTACACTAGTGTCAATGAGAATTTTAAAAGGCTTTTGTTCCTTTTATTCTACTCCTTCGACAGAGCCAGCGACTGGACTGGATTTAAAATTATAACAAAAAAACCCCCTGGCGAAAAATAATAAAAACCAAGGGGTTGATGATTATATGATCCTGGGCAATAAAGGAATAAAGAAACCAGGGTTTCTCTTATTCTATCAAATTAAGTTAAAATAGTAAATATGGACACTAAAGATTTGTTGAAAGACAAAGAGATTATCAGATGGTTAATCAACCAAGGGTCAAACTTTGTTATTTTATCGGTCTTAGGTGGTTCAATGTTGTATCTATTGTTCACTTATACGCCAATCTTCGTAAATCACGTTGGAAGTTTAGCAGAATCAACAAGACAGATAGATCATCACCTAGCGGACATGGTAGAAGATACGAGATATATCAGAAAAACAGACGATGAAATTTTAAAAACCATTAAAGAAAACAACACAATTTTAAAAACAAAATGTAAATAAAAAACCCCTGTGAAGGAAGCTCAGGCAGGGGTCATTGGATTGTGTGTGCGTATTTAAATTATATCATTAAAACGGTGTTTCAGTTTCAACTTGTTTCTTATGGACTTCAATCCCTTTAGGGAATATTAGAAGGGGTCTATAGTATTTAGTTCCATCTTTTTCATAAGAATTAGAGGAAAGGGTAGCAGTTTCAATCGAAATTTTATCTCCATCTTCTAGTTGATCGGCTAAAGTTTCGGCTTCATCTCCCCAAATTTGAACATCATAATAAGCAGCTATTCCTTCATTTTTTTTAGTCTTGGAATTATATTTTTTAACTGCAATCGAAAAGTTAAAAACTGTTCCTGATTTTAAATATTTAATTTCTGGTTTATTTACGTATGCATATCTAACTAACATTTATTGTTTCTCCTTAATTTTCTCTGCAACTTCTTTATAACAAGCACCGAGTTTAATTCCTTGCTCTTCTTGGATATCAAACTCTGCTTTAATTTCAGCCCTAATCTTATTAAGTCCTTCAAGGGTTTCCTGCTTCTTCATCGCTCTGATCTTAGACATTAACTCTTCATCGGTTAGGATATCTTTCTGTTTAACTGGGGCTTTCCTTTCCACTGGCTTGGTTTTATTTTCAGTCGTGGTAGAGCTTAACCCACTTGCTTTTAGTAAAGCCGCTTTAAGTTTAGGATCATTTGGGTTCTTGAACTTTTTGTACTCATTCAAGTCTAACCAAACATTTTCCACTTCATATAAGTATCTACCAATACCCCATAAGACAGCAGCACGCTTAAAAGCGTCAGAGCAAGCACCTTTTTCACCTTCTACAGCAGTTTCACCAGCTCCGTTACATTTCCAAACCCAAGCAGTATCAACATCTAAAGGATTCATTGTTTGATCTTCTCTTTTAACTCTTATGCCGATAGAACACATCATAACCCCATTAACGGATTCGTATTTGCATTGCCAGTTAGAAGCTCCGACAACTTCATCAAGTCTATCCATTACATCTCTAGCATCAATGTAAGCTAGAGCTATGCCTTTAGTGGCTTTTTGAATTACCTTTTTTGTTTGATAATCTTTTTTCTCATTAGTTGAACCAACTCTCCAAGATATCTTTTCTACTGGAAATGGTTTTTTTAAATCTTCTAATTTCATTTATTCTCCTTTAATTTGAAATATTCTTTTTCTAGTTCTGTGTATTGATCTAAAAAGATGCTTAAAGACTTGGCATATTTTGACTGTTCAGTGTCATTCTTGAAAGCAAACTTACTAGACATCTCTAAAGCTCTTAAAAGTTCTTTACAGTCCCTTCTAGGGGCTTCTAAGTTAATTTCTCCTTCATTCATGCTTTATCTAAACCTCCCTCTGTCTCTGCAATTACATAATCTGCATAAGCAAGGTCAATATCATCATTTAAAGGGCATGTAGCGTTTAATTTCTGCACTAAATCAAACATTTCCTTTCCCTTCTTCTGGATATAGTTATATTCACAAGCCATACATTCGATTTCAATAGATGAAGTTTTAAGTAGCTTAGCACTATTCCATAATATTGTAATTAAAGCCCCTTGGTTGGCTTTTTCTTTACAAATTTTAAGTAGCCTTGCAGCTTATTCATCTTTTTCAGCTTTAAGTAAATCTTTTCTTTCTGCATCAATCCTAGTAAAAGTCTCTTTATTGTAAATTAATAAAGTTTTCATTCTAGCG